CAGCTTGAACGATCTTATGAAAAAGATTATTAATATTCCATTTAGGGTTGTCTTATTTTTTACAAGATGATACGATGCAGTAATGTCTATTGAATGCCTCAATCAAGCTCTAAAAATAAAAGGTCTAACCCCAACAAAAAAATTTATCCTCGTACTCTTAGCCAACTACTCTGATGAAAGAGGCAGTTGTTATCCATCTTATCGTCACATAGCTGACATAGTAGGTCTGAAAGATACTAAGGGAGTGCAAAAAGCCATCAAAGAGTTTGAGCAACTTGGTTTACTTAGGATAGAGCATCGTAAGAACGAAAAAGGCGGTCATACCAGTAATAGATATCACTTAACACTGGCTATGGGTGGAGAAACCGATAGGGGTGTCATAACCCAGAGGCAGGGGGTATCAGAGCCATCCAATACTAAAGAAGATACAAAAGATAATAGATTGTTTGAAGAATTTTGGAAAATTTATCCACGCAGAATAGCTAAGAAAAAAGCTAGACAGATATTTGAGAAACATAAAGATCAAGAAAGAATTATTGAAGGTGCAAAGAGATTTGCAGTATTGAATGATAAGACCGATGAAAAATTTATTCCACATCCGACCACTTGGTTGAATGGCGAGAGATGGAATGATGAAATGAAACAACCTGTAAAGAGAAATGATTTAAACTCTTTAGCAGGATAAAAAGGAGAGTAAAATGAATGAACGACCAGAAGATTTGGGCATCAAGCTCAAAAAGTTTGACTTTGGCACACAGAAAGTTAAGTGTCCACAATGTCAACCACCTCACAATATGTCAGACAACCCATTAAGTGTAACGATAAACGAAGAAGGCACAGTTTGGTTTTGTCATCACTGCGGTTGGAAAGGGTCATACTTTGTCAACAATGATCGTATGTATATCCCAAAACAAAAGACTTATGTGAAACCAGATGCTCCTGTCATCAATAAAAACCAAAATATGTACGATTACTTCAATAAAAGAGGTATAAGTAAAGCCACAGTGGATGCTTTTGAGATATTTGAGGAAAAAGGTTGGTATGGTTTTCAATATTTTAACACCGAAGGCGAGTTAGAAAACATTAAGTATCGCAACAAACAAAAGAACTTTAGGCAAAGTCAGGGTGCAAAACAAATTCTTTACAACTATAAGACTATTGCAAAAGAAAACACTGTGGTTTTTGTAGAAGGTGAGATGGATGTTTTAAGTGTCGCTGAGACTGGCTATAAAGCCACTAGCCTTGCAAATGGAGCAGGAAAGGTAGCAAAGTTTAATCCAAAAGATTCTCGCTTTAAAGCCTTAGAAAACTGTCCTCTATTGGCTAGAAAAATAATTATCTTCACTGATAACGATGTTGCAGGGAAAGCCTTACATAAAGAACTCTTGCATCGCTTTGGTAAAGACATCTGTTGGTTTGTTAGAGTGCCTGAGAACTGCAAAGACGCTAACGATGTATTAGTCAAGCTAGGCAAAGACAAGCTCAAGCAAATCTTAGACGAAGCTGAACCATATCCGATAGATGGCTTGTACCGAGCCAATGATTACTACACTCAAGTCCAAGACCTCTACGATGGTAATTACGAAAAGCCAATAGAGATAGGTATGAAAGGCTTAGATGATATCTATAAGATCATGACAGGTACATTTCATGTCATTACAGGCATACCGAATCATGGTAAATCAATCTTCTTAGATCAAATACTTTTGAAACTTGCAGAGAACTACGACTGGAAGTTTGCAATGTTCTCACCAGAACACAGCACCAGTATGCACATCAGAAGGCTTACGCAAATGTATATTAAGAAAAACTTTGACGATGGCTTTCATAATCGGATGAGCAAGGAAGAGCTAAATCAATCTCTTAAATTTATCCACGAACATTTTTACTTTATAGAGACCAGAGACTCAGTACCCAATATAGAAACGATCTTGGACATAGCTAAATCTAGTGTTTATAAATATGGTATTAATGGTCTAATCATTGACCCCTATAATGAAGTAGATGCCAAAAGATCAGGCAATGCCAGAGAAGATGAACACATCCGAGACTTTATCTCTTTGTGCAAACGCTTTTCCAGAATATATCAGATCGTTACTTGGTGTGTAGCTCACCCAACAAAGCTGCCAAAAAGTAATGAGGGCGTGTACTTACCACCGACAGCTTATGATATTAGCGGAGCTGCACATTGGCACAACCAAGCCGATGCGGTCTTAACTGTGCATCGTGACTTTGAAGATAACACTACCAGTGTGATTACCAGAAAGATAAGAGAACAAGACCTTTATGGAAAAATAGGTGAAGCTAAGTTTGTCTACAATTTTAATAGTAGAGATTTCCAACCTTACATCAAGGAAGTATCAGATGATTGGTCTGATGTCAGATTTAAAGATTAATCCAAGTAAAAGTCATTAGGTGCAACCGCACCCTCAGTCGCTTCGTATATTAAGTTCAATTCTTTCTTACGAGGCGTTCTTTGATTCAGTATATATTTTGCTAGTGTGCCTTGTGGCATTTCATGACCAGTCTTGTCCTTTACCTTCTGAATAAAGGCTATTTGGGTGAAATCGTTGTCTTTTAAATAATCGTTTAATTTCATATTTTTTATTGCAATCTTTCCAAAATGGGTTTACACTTCCTTATACCTATTTGGAATTATAGCCGATTGGGTAGATAAATCAAATGATATGAAATGAGAACAAAATGAAGAACGACCCTTTTGAAATACACGAGATAGATCACTTATCGCCTTCCTCAGTAAACACTTTTATAGACGATATCTGTTTATGGATTATGCGTTATCTGTTTGGTTATAGACATGGCGGTAGTCCTGCTATGTGGCGAGGCACAGTCTCAGATCATGGTGTAGGCAATCTATTTGGCTTAAATGACGCAGATAAAATATACACGAAAGCAGAAGCAATCAAAGAAGCCGAAGCTGAATATATCCGCTTACATAACTATTGTCTGCGTGAATATCCTGACCAAATTATTAACAAAGACAAATACACCAAAGAAAAGCGTGACTTACCTAAATATTTAAACGCAGCTTTTGATTTTTACTTGAAGTTAGGAAAGCCAAGCGACTATCAAAAAGAAGTGAATTTATATGTAGACGACATACCTGTACCAATACAGGGTTACATTGATCTACAGTACGAGGACATTATCAGGGATATCAAGACCGCAGGTCGTATGCCTAATAAAGTATCTGATGCTCATGCCAGACAGGTTTCTGTTTATGCAAAAGCGGAAGATTGTATGCCCATGTTAGATTACATTTCCCCTACAGGAGAGGTTAAGACTTTGCCTGTGATGGATGTAGATGGGCGAATTGAAGAGGTTAGAAAGATAGCATTAGCAATAATGAACTTGCTTTCTATATCAAATGATAAAAATGAAATAGCAAATATGTTCTATCCAAACTTTGACGATTGGAAGTGGGGTGAGGATGAGATCAAGTTTGCTAAAACAATATGGAGTATAAAATGAATGTTGAATTGACATACAAAGAAGTTTGGCAAACTCTAAATGCCTTAGACTTAAGTAAATACCACGACAAAAAAGGTAACTTTACTTATCTATCTTGGACTGATGCTTGGCAAATTCTGATGGAGCAATATCCTTTTGCAACCTATGAATTCATGCCTGAAACCTACGAGACCAATGGTACTGTGATGTCACACTGCATAGTAAAGATTGGCAACTTAGAAAGATATATGTGGTTGCCTTGCATGGATAATCGCAACAATTCTTTAACAAACCCTACGACAAGACAAATTCAAGACTCAAGAATGCGATGTATGGTCAAATGTTTAGCTATGTTTGGTTTAGCAAACTATATATTTAGAGGCGAAGATTTGCCAGATGCAGCTAAGGATGAAGCTGAGGCTAAGGTGGTTGAGGAATCAAAGCCTGAGCCAGATCAATACAGGTTTATCAGAGAAACAGGAAGCGTTATAGGAACTTATGTAGACGAAGTTATATTTATGAAAAAGGCTTTAGTAGAGTTTTTAGGCACAACAAAAACTGGTGGCGAACCTACTACAGAACAAATACTGCTGTATGAAGCTAACAAAGATGAAATCAAAAAGGCATCTGAAAGTGCAAATAAAAAAGATCAAACAGCATATATACAGCTAATTGAAAAATATGAATCAATACCAGAGGACACAGATGAGCAAGGCGAACAGTCTGACTGATTATGTGTTTCTTTGTATGCGAGATGGCTCTTGGTGGACTTTCTGGGATTTACAGAGAGTTATCAAGGACAAAACAGGCAAGTTTTATGGTGAACCAAGTATTTCGGCAGCTATACGAGACTTACGCAAAGACCCCTTTCGGTCAAAGTATGACTTAGAAATGCTTGGTGAAACTGTAGAACGCAGGAAAATAACTGGTAAAAAAGGTTATAAA